GCGGTGATTGTGTAGGAGACGTTCAAGTATTGGGTCGCGTTCGTGGTTCCGGTTCGTCTGAAGGCGACAAAAATCAGATCCCCCGCGGAGATCCCCGCGGAGGAGGTGGAGGCGTCGGCGTTATAGTGGCGGTCCTGGCCCGAGGAGGTCGAGGCGGTCGCGGTGAGTAGTTGGGTGAGAGCGATCGAGGAGGTCGATCCGTTCGGCCGGCTCCCTCTGAAGACGTAGACCTCGCAGTCCTCCGCCGCGGTGTCGTTCCTCATCGTGGTGTGGATCGAGAGGGAGGAGATCGCGGCCGGTGCGACGATCCCCAGGTGGGCGTAGTCGTCGACGATGGAGGTCTTCGAGGTGAGGCCGTAAGAGTAGCCCGTATCCGTGTCCCACCCGTAGGAGGTGGATCCGAAGTAATACCGGCCGCCGTAGAAGAGGGGGACCCGCGTCGAACTGGAGGCGAGGACGTAGGTCGAGGACCCACCACCACCACCTCCGGAGATCGTGGAGAAGGAGAGGTTCCCCGATCCGTCGGTGATCAGGGCCTGCCCGTTCGTTCCATCCGTCGCAGGGAGAACGAAGTCGACGTCCGCGGAGAGGTACGTCGGGGCCTTAATCGTCACGGCGGACTGGCCGCCGCCCCCGAACTCTTCGAGGCGTATCGACCCGCCGGCCATCGTCCCGGAGTCCATCTTCACGGACCCGATGAACTCGATCGACGGGATCGTGGAGGACCCGGTGATCTTCATCGCCGAGATCAGGTTCGACGACCCACTTCCGACGAAGAGAGTCCCGGAGGTTCCGAGGTTGATCTTCCGCGTCGTTCCGTTCGCGATCGTCTGGTCGGCGGTGGAGAGGTTGGTCTCGACGACGTTCACCTCGGCCCCCGCGGCGATCCCCGAGAGTTTCGTCCGCTCCGAGTCCGTGAAGAACTTGTTCGTCTGCCCCTCTGGGATATCGTCGGCGTTGCCGGCGAGGTCTCCGAACTCCTCCGGGATCGTTGGTTTGTTCAGGATCACGGCGTCCCCAGTGGTGGCGGTCCAGTCGGAGAGGACGTTCACTTCCGCGCCGGTGGCGATCCCCTGGAGTTTCGTCCGTTCGGCCGAGGTGATGATCTGCCCAGACCCGGCGGAGGTGACGTCCGAGAGATCCGAAGCAGAGATCCCGGAGATCGCGGTCCCCTGGGCGAGGGCGATCGTCGCCTGCCCGGTGGTCGTGGATCCGGTGATCCTCATCGCCTCGAACTCGGTCTCCGATCCGAGAGGTCCGGCGGCGACATTGAACGAGAGTGTCCCGGGACTCGTCTCCGTGGCCTCGAAGGAAGTCCCCCCTCCGGCCTGAAGTTTGGACGAGGTGGAAGAGAGGCCCAGGTAGGAGGACGTCGTCAACTTCGAGGTATCGGTATAGACGCCGATCCCACCGCCTCCGGTGGTGTCCTTGAGTATTTGCTGGATCTGCGTCACGTTGGACTCCAGGGCGTTGATATCGGAGACGTTCGTCGAGATCTGGAGGAGTTGGGAAGAGGTGGCGAACTTGTGAGTCGTGGAGGAGGAGTCGTCCACCTGGTCCGAGGTCAGGTTCGCGATCGCCGACGTGTTCGTGGAGACGCCCGACTGGAGGGTCGAGACGTCTCCCTGGATCGTCGAGACGTCGGACTGGAGGGTCGAGATCTGGGACGCCTGGGTCGTGTCGTTGGACGAGAGGGTCGAGATCGAGATCGCGTTCTGATTGATATCGGTCGCGTTCGTGCTGATCGCCGAGGTGTTCGTCGAGATCGCGTTCTGGTTCGCGGTGATCTGGGAGAGTTGTCCCGCGGTCGCGAACTTGTGGGCGGTGGAGGAGTCGTCGATCTGGTCGGCCGTGAGGATCTGGGTCCCCGGAGCGACCGCGAGGGCGGTCAGTTGGTCCGAGGCGTTGATCGAGAAGGCCGGGTTCAGTTCGTCCGAGTCCAGAGGGTAGGCGTCGATCCCCACCAGGAAGGAGGAGATCCGGTTCGAGGCGTCGAGGGTGATCGCGTTCAGTTTCGCCTGCTCCTCTGCGGTGAGGCCTCCGTTCCCGTTCCCGCCCGTCCCGATATCGGACCGGACGGCGTAGAGTTCCGCGGCGATCCCGCCCCCGGTGGGAGTGTCCCCGGTGGTGGAAGTTCCCCCTCCGGTGACGTCCTTCCTCGTGTCGTCCGCGCTCGCAGGTTCCAGAGTTCGATCGACGTCGACGAGGAAACCTTCGAAGTCGAAGGCAGTCGACCGGACCGACCACTGGAGGGACTGGCCGGCGTAGGCCTTCGAAGACGCCCCGATCGTGTAGGCGAAGAGGTGACGGAAGGACGGGATCTTCCGGGTCGTGTTGGCCGCGGTGAGGTTCGCCCCGTTCCTCTGGGAGGGGTCGAAGGCAAACGTCCCCGAGATCTTCCGGAGGACCTTCGCCCTCTCTTGGAGGCCGAGGTGGGCCAGTTGTTCGTGGATGAACTTCCCCGTCGTGGTGTCGTCCATCGTCCGCCAGGTGGTCGCGTGGGACGCGCCCCAGGCGGAGGAGGTGAAGTTCCAGACCCGAAGGGCCCCGACGGAGTCGGCCCCGGTGTAAGAGTCCCCGAGGATCGTCTCGGCGACCTTGACGATCGCCCGGTTCGCGTTCACGTCTGCGACGAAGACGACGTCGTCCTCTCCGGTGTCGTTGGTGGAAAAGAGTTTGAACTCCGCGATCCTTCCCGCCTGGCCGTTCAGGGCGTCCAGGGCGTCGATCGTGGAGGGAGAGATCTCGACGTTCGTCCGGGAGTAGTATCGGACGACCGCGGAGAACTCCACGCCGACGTGTTCGGAGACGTTGTCCGGGAGTCCTGGGAGGGTCCAGTCGATGGAGAAGGACGCCGTCCTTCCGTCGGTGGTTCCGTCGCCGAAGGTGGTCCCGGTGAAGGTGAACTCGATCTCGTTGTCTCGGAGGTCGAGGTGGTAGCCGCCGACCCTCTGGATATCGTCGTTCGTTCCCTGGAGGACTACGGGAGGTTCTGGCGATCCCTGGCCGATGAAGGGAGTCGCGATCGAGTAGGTCGACGGGGTCGTCGTCCATACGACCGCCCCGTCTTGGACCAGGTCCATATAGTCGAGATCCGTCGCCGCGGTCCGGTGGATGTTCACCAGATCGGCGGAGTCGGTGGAGTAGGAGGTGAGGTTCCTCTTCAGGTAGTAGTCGCCGACCTTGATCGTCATCTCGATGATCGTCTTCATACCCGCGGCGTCCAGATCGAACGCGCCCGTCCCCTGGCCGGTGGGAAGTCCTCGGACCTCTCCCCTCATCACCGGGGAGTCGCCCCCGAGTACGGAGGCGGAGTCCGACGAGAGAGTGGCCTCCGCGTTCTCGGCCTCGTGGGTCAGGTGGTAGACGCTCGACTCCGGGGCCTGGCCTCCCATCGGGGAGTGGGTAGAGTTCCCAGAGACGAGGATCGTCGACCCTCCCTTCTCGTGGACGGAGACCGCCCTCTGGATCGGGAAGAGGTAGCGGGTCGAGAGTCCCCGGATCGCCTCGAACTTGTTCGCGTCGAGATCGAGTTCGAAGTCGAAGGCCTGGGTCCCGACCTGGGTCTTCGATCGCGTGGTGAGGTGGCCCGGAGATCTGAAGGCGTGGACGTAGGGGTTCCGGTCGTCCAGGGCGGCCCAGTGAATCGCCCAGAAACTCCCCTCCGACTGGAAGACCCTCATCCCCAGGACGGAGACGATCGCCTGGAGGACCTGGCCGCAGGTGGACGTGGTCTTCGTGGCAAAGGTTCCGCCGAACTGATCCGTCGAGGTCTCGATCTCGTAGAAGGCCGCCGCCTTCGCCTTGACTGAAGTCAGGACGGAGTAGGCGTCCGGTACGGAGGTGATTGCGTTCAGGGTATAGTCCGGGCCCAGGTAGGAGACCTCCCGGAGGAGGTAGACGTTCGCGCCGGAGTTATTGTCCGCGAGGGGTGCGGTCCCGTTCCCCGATCCATACGACCAGAGGGGCGCGGTCGGCATCTTCGCCAGGACCCGGGAGAGGTGGCCGGCGAGGGTGTCGTCGGTGGTGTAGGGGTCGCCGTCGTCGTCCTGGTAGGGGACGTCGTTCAGGGACGCCAGTCCGCAGTGGGCAGAGATCCGGAGGAACTCGTTCGACTCGTTCGAGATGTACTCCGTCCCCTCGGGTGAGAGGACTCCGAACCACTCCGGACGGAAGGACCCGTCCGGATCGGAGAGGGTGGAGTCCGTGGTGGGTTCAAACCTGAAGAGGGCGACCAGGAACCGATCCTCCTCTGATCCCGCCAGGACCTCCGGGAGGATCCAGTGACGAGTCCCCGCCAGGAGGAAGTCGGCGGTCAGGGAGGACGAGATCACGGCCTCGTGGAGATCGTCCCCTGATCCGTCCCAGGAGATCGTGACGCCGTCCCGGCCGAGGTCGAACTCTTGGGGGGTGTCGTTGGGAAAGTTGAAGCCGGTCGAGGTGGTGACGGAGTCGAGGATCTCGAGACGGAAGAGGACGCCGCGAGCGTCCAGGAACTCGGAGAAGTATCTCCGGAAGTAGCCGGAGTCCGCTCCGAAGTTCGTCCCAGTGTAGAGGAGTTTCGCCATAATCAGAGAACGCGCCGACGCGAGAGGAGGCGGTCGGTCTTTTCGTTAGAGAGGAAGATATCGCCAGAGACCAGGCGGCCGGAGATCCGGTCGTCCCTGGTGGAGGTGGCGACCTGCCCGATGAAGTCGCCCATCCGTTCGAACGGGATCACGAACTCCCCGCGGGAGGCCGGGTTCTCGCCGAGGAGGGCGAGGGTAGGCCCCAGGACCGCGCCTCCTTTCGCGAAAAATTGGAGACCGGAGAAGAGGGACGCGGCCAGGGCAGGGGCCCCGGCGGCCTTCGCCGCTCCGGCCGTTCCTGCGGTCGCGATATTTTCAGGAGCCAGTGGGGAGAGGGCGTTCGTAATCAGGTAGCCGACCGCGATCGAGATCAAGTTCTTGAGGAGGGACTTCCCGATCTCCTTCAGGGAGGCCCCGAGGTTCTCCCCGTCCACGATCGCGTCCGCGACGGCGGACCCGATCGAGTTCAGGGCGGCGGATCCCGCCTCCCCCATCGCCTGGTAGGCCTGGGTCGCGGAGTCGATCTTCTCGGTGAGGGCGGTCATCCCGGCCTCCCCGTCTCCCGTTTCCAGGAAGGAGGGGACGGCGGCGTCCGCTCCCTCGATCGTCACCTGGGGACCTGCTCCTCCTCCACCTCCGGCGAGTCCGCCGAGGCCAAAGGAGAAACCACCAAAGGATCCGAACGCGCCAGAAACTCCGGAGAGGAAGTCCTCCCCGGCGTCTTCCCCGCGCTCGTTAAACTTGAGGCCGTCCAGGAACTGATCCAGGGAGTCGGCGGCGGATCCGATGAACCCGGAGACGTCAATCTCCAGGCCGAAGAACTCGGCCAGGGCGTCGACGCCGTAGCCGATGGACTCGAAGAGGTTCAAGAACGCGCCCAGGATGAACCGGACCGCGTCGATCGCGGCGTCCGCGAGGAACTTCAGGCCGTCCTCCCAGTTCCCCGAGAGGAAGGAGGTCCCGGCGTCGAAGATGTTCCCCAGGAAGGAGAAGAGGGTCTCGAACTGGTTCACCAGGAAGTCGAGGGAGGCGACGGCCGCCTCGACGATATCGTCCCCGAACTCGGCCCAGATCGCGGTCGCGAGGTTGTAGATCTGCTCGAAGAGACGGACCACAAAACCGACGAAGGAGTTCACGGCGTCGAGGACCACCTGGAGGAACCCGGAGCCGGGTCCCGTGGTGAAGTAGGCGACGATCGCGTCCCAGTTCGTGTATATCAAATAAGCGGCCGCGGCCACTGCGGCGGCGATCGCTCCCCAAGGTCCGGTGAGGACCGCGAGGACCTTCACGAGGGACCCGATCAGGGTCGAGAACTTCCCGAGGACGATCAGGGCCGGCCCCAGGGCGGAGGCGAGTCCGATCACGTTCAAGATCGTCTCCTTCGTTCCAGTGTCTAAAGCGGTGAAGCGGGCGGCCAGGTTCGAGACGATGTTCGTCACGCGCTCGATCTTCGGGAGGAGGAGTTCACCGAACGCGATCGCCAGGCCTTCGAGGGCCGACTTCATCCGGTTGATCGCTCCCTGGGCCGTGTCGTCGAGTACGCCCTGGGCCGAAAGTGCGGCCCCGTCGACGTCGTTCAGTTTCCCCCGGAACTCTGCCAACTCCTCCGAGTTGTTCGCCAGGATCGGGGCGAGGATCTGGGCCCTCTTCCCGAGAGTATCGACGGCGTCCTCGAAAGTGAACGATCCGTCGGTGATCGCCTTCAGGGTGTCGTCGACATCCAGGCCCGCGGCCCGTATCTCCGTGAGGGCGATCTTGAACTTCGTCCCCGCGTCCGCCCCTACGATCCCGTTATTCGCCAGGATCCCGAGGACGGCGGTCGTATCCTCCAGGGAGAGACCGGCGTCCCGGGCGATCGGTGCGACGTTGGACATCGACTCCGAGAACCTGGAGAGGTCGAGGGCGGAGTTCCCGAAGGCGGTCGCCATCACGTCGGCGACGTGGCCGGCGTCCCGGGCAGATAGTCCGAAGGTGTTCAGGGTCGCGCCCAGGGCTTCCGCCGTGGGTCCGAGTTCCTGGTCGAACGCCTGGGCGACGGCCAGGATCCCCGAGTCCATCGCGTCGATCTGCCCGGCGTTGAATCCGAGTTTCGCCAGTTCCAACTGGAGACCGGCCACCTCCGAGGCGGAGAAGGCGGTCGTCCTTCCGAGTCGTTTCGCCTCGGCCTCGAGGGCCTTCGTCTCTGGCGTGACGCCGCCCATCACGGCGGCGACTTTTGCCATCGAGAACTCGAAGTCGACGGCGGTCTTCCCTGCGATCGCGGTCAGGGCCCCCAGAGGGGCCCCGACTGATCGCGTCAAAGTAGACCCGGCCGCGGTCATCGAAGACCCGAATCGGGAGAAGGCGCGGGAGGCCTTGTTCAGTCCTGCGGTGAACGCCTTCGCGTTCATCCCGAGGACTATCGAGAGTTTACTCGGTCGTGTTGCCATCTGGGAGGAGTTCGAGTTCTTGACGGAGGGCGTCGATCTCTTCCCGGGTCAGATCAGGACCGGAGGAGGCCTCCACCTCGTAGGGGTAGAAGTCCGCCGGCCGGAACGGCCTCTTCCCTTTCGCCCGGTGGGCGTTCGCGAAGAGGGCGCAGATCTGCGCGGTGTGGGCCCATCGTCTCCGGTCCTCCCCTTCGACGGACTTCGTCCAGTGTAGGATCTCCCGGGGAGTCATATCCCAGAAGTCCACCGGACGGAGTCCGAGAGAGAGGGCGCGGTCGTAGTAGGTCCACCAGTCGATCGGGGCGGAGTCGCCCCGGGTCAGTTTCCCGAGTCCTGGTTCTCCTCTTCTGCTTCCTTCTCGACCTTTCCGCCGAAGACCGCGACGATCTTCTCGGAGTAGGCGGTGAAGGCCTCCTCGTCCTCGCAAACGTGCGCGGCGAAGGACTCGAAGGACGGGAGCGACTTCGCGGTCTTCCCGGCCCTCTGGGCCATATTCACCGCCCCCCAGTACAAAAGACGGGGGACAAAGGAGAGGGGGTTCTTCCCGACTTCCTTGTCGAAGTCGGAGAGAGGGATCCCTTCGTTCTCCGTGAGGAGTCGGAGGGCGTTCATATTCACCAGGACGGGGATATCCTTCCCGTCGACGGAGACGTCGAAACGTCCGCGGAGTGTGTTCGGATTCATTGGGCCGAAGATATCGACGCTCGTCCGTCGTTGTTAGACCAGTGTCAGATCTCCGTCTCCTTTGAACGTGACGGAGTACGTCGCGAAGTCGTCGACGCCGCCGGAGGCCTCGATCGACTCGATGAAGGCCGTCCCCTTGTAGCCGGGGCCGCCTCCCGCGGTCGCGTTCGAGGCGTCCACGAAGTAGACGCCGACCTTCGTCCGGTTGAGGGCGATCTGCATCAGGTTCTGGAACCCGTGTTCCGTGGTTCCGGTTCCGTCTTCATCGTTCGTGGCGGTGGGATCCGAGAGATCGAGAAGGCCTTCGGCCGAGATAGACCAGGAGGAAGAACCGGCCATCGAATGAGTTAGAGAGGTCCCAGTGTCGAGGGCAGTCCCTCCCGCGTTCGTTTTCTTCGTTGCGGTCTCGATCGTAGCGTTCGAGAAGGAGAGGGACGCCGACGTCGCCAGGGCGAGGAGTCGGGCGGGAGTTCCGGAGGCGGCGTCGTCGTGGTCGACGTATACTCCGAGTTTATTCCCAGTTAGTGCGGTTGCCATATGTTGAAAGATTCGGGGGTGATGGGGTCAAAATTCGGAACCGGAGGTCCGGTCGAAGTTGTCCTCGAGAAACTTCCCCCAGGATCAGGAGACGATGTTCATCTTCACCTCGAAGACGCCCTCGAAGACGTAGATCTCCCCCTCCTCGTCGGCCGACGCCAGGACGTCGACGAGGTGGATCGAGTGGATCCGGTAGGTGTTGGATCCGATCGTGATCGTCGTCGTCGTGAAGTTCTCCATCGCGGCCCGGGTCAGTGTATGGATCGAGAAGGCGGAGGAGAGGTTCTCGTCGAGGCAGGCGATCCCGATCGTGTAGACGTCCGCCGCGGCCCTGGTGGTCCCGGCGGTCGTCCCTCCCATCGTGGAGACGTTCTCGAACTTGGAGTCGGTGAGGCCGAAGACGATCGAGGGGAAGACCTCGGTCTGGGGTCTCATCATCGGGTGGATACGTCCGCCGGTGGCGGTGTTCGTGGCGGTGTCTTCGTTCAGGATGTGGTAGACGAGGTCGATCATCGGGGGGAGTTTCGGTTCCAGTATTTCGCGACCTCATCCTCTGCGGAGGAGATCACCCGGCGGGCGATCTGGTCGGCGTGTTTCGCGTAGGTGGGAGCGACGAACGGGCGGGCCTTCGTTCCTGGGTGATCGAGGACGGACGTCCGAACCACTCCAGACCCGGAGGGATAGGTGAACTTCCCCTCGGTCTCTCGCTTCCCTCCCTTCGTTCCCAGTTCCACAAAATGGGCGTGGTAAACGCGGCGCGATCCCTTGAGTCGTGGCCCCAGGCGGGCCCCGATCACTTCGGAAGACCGGCGTCCCTTGAAGATCGTCGTCGTGACGATCGACTTCTTCAGGCGTCCCGACTTCGATCCCTGGCCCGCGAGGCCTCTCATCGTGTTGTAGGCAGGACGGAAGGCGCGGCGGACAATCCGCGCGAGGAGTTTCCGTTCGAGGATCTTGTCGTCCATCCCGAAGAGGGTCTTCCGTAGGGCGGCGACGTCCCTCGGATTCAGGCGGCCCTCGACATTCATCGCGGGGAGTCCTTGTTCGTGGAGAGGATCTTCATCCCTTCGCGGCGTCCGATCTCCAGGATCCCCTCGATCGTGTAGATCTCGGACCCGTATCGGATCCGCCACTGGGGAGTGATATCGGACCTCCACCTGATCGTCCACTCCGTCCGGATCTGGGCGACGACCTGATCGGCCTCGACTCCTTCCCGGGCGGTGACGTCTTTCTTCTGGGCCCAGACCTCCGCCTCCGTGGTGAAGGTTTCGGAGACCTGGCCGAAGGAGTCCGTCGAAGTGGTGGGACGTAGGAGGTCCACCTTCCGGTCCATCCTTCCCGCGTTCATCGGAACCTGAAGAGGGACTTCACGAGACGATCGAAGGCGAGGGGGATCTCGTAGGGCTTCCCGCCGAAGGCGACGGCCTGGCGGTTCTCGTAGAGGTGGGACATATACAAGAGGGCGGCGTGGACGAAGACCTTCGGAACCTGGTCGACGACCGGATCGTCGTCGGTTCGTTCGCGGTCCTCCAGGCCTACGATCGTAAACCGGAAGGGGAACGGGTGATCGTCGTCCCGATCGGTCGGTTCGCTGATCGAGTCACGGGAGAAGAGGACGGACGGAGCCGTCTCGCCGAAGATCCCGAAGTCGGAGACGTTCAGGTCGGTGTAGGCGGTCGCGCCCTCCTTCAGGTAGCCGACCGCAGAGATCGACGCCGCGCGGAACGGAAGTTCCACCCGGAGAGGGATCCCTGGGACGTGGACGCGGTACGTCGCCCGGACGGGGTTCCGTCCGGTGACGTCCGCGGTGTGGCGGATCGCGGCCTCGGCGATCTGGAGGAAGTAGGTCCTCTCGTCACCCGAGGCGGGGATCGTCACCCGGAGGTGGTTCTCGATCACGCCCTCGCCTCCGAGGATCTCGAAGGGGTCGTCGATCGGGAGGGTCTTGTCGATTCGGTAGGCCATCGCGTCGTCTTTTGTGGGAACTCGGGGATCGAACCCGACGGAGTCGCCGTTCCTGGTGGCGAGTTCCCGACCGCTTCAGCGGTCCCAGGTAGGAACCGAGGGGGGAGGTAATCTTCAGACCTCCCCCCGGTTCACTCCGCCAAATTAGGCGGGATCGGTCACGAAGTAGGCCGCGCTCGCCGCGTGGCCGGTCTTCGCGTTCGCGTAGACGTTCATGATCAGACGAGTCACGCCGGTGTGGGCCGCGGAGTATTGGTCCACGATCAGATCCGCGCCGCCCCAGTAACAGACGTAGGTGTCCTCCATATTCGCAAAAAGGAAGGGCTCCAGGGTCGCCTCGTTAGTGATCGCGGTCGTCGCCGTTCCGCCGTACACTTCGGAGTAGATATCGTAGTCCGTGTCCGTGATGATCCCCTTGTTCGCGAGAGAGGTCGCGAAGGCGTTATATCCCACGATTTTGTCGCCGACGAGGATTCCGACGCCAGAGTTCGAGACGGCCTCCGTCACGCGGGCCTCGGCCATCGAACCGAACGATCCGAAGAAGGCAGAGTTCGCGGAGATCCCGTTCGCGTCTCCGACTTTCGAGACGAGTCCGTTCACGTTGGCGAAGGTCAGACCGCCGACCACCGCCGCCGCCGTTTCCTTGCGGGTCATATAGGTCGTCGCCTTGTCTGCGATCACGTTCTTGAAGAACTCTTGGTCGATCAACGCGCCAGAGTGGCGGCGGAACTGGGCCGCGACCACTGCGTCGAATGAGCCCGCGGACATTGCGAGGGCTTGTTGAGAGATATCAATCCGGGAGGCCATCTTCACCGGTGAGATCTTGACGCCGCTCATCGCCGAGACGTTCGCGAGGGCCGAGGTCTCCGCCGCGACTTGAGTCGCGTCAGAAGGCAAAGAGGGGAGAAGGACGTCTCCCGCGACTCCGGTGATCCGGTTCGCGCCTGCTCGTTCCACGACGGAGTCGGGGACGAGTCCCTGGAGTACGCCCTGGGCGATCTCTCCGGTGACGTTGGCAGTAGACGAGGAGGTCGTCGCGATCGCGCGGGCCTCCATCAATGCGATCGGGATCTGGAGAGTACCAGAGGGAGAGATTCCCGCCTCGCGGAACTCCTTCACGGCCTCCTCTGCCATCTCGCGCTCGAGACCTCCGAGGCGGCCGGTCGCCGCTTCCTTGATCGCCTTCGCGAGAGAGTAGTCGCGAGAGGCGCGAGAGAGTTCGCGGGCCTCCGATCCGCTCGTCGCGTGATCAACTGCGACGGCCTTCGCCTTGAGGGCGGCCGTCACCTTCTCGGATCGCTCGATCTGCTTGTCGAGGTCCTCGATCTCGCCGACGATCTGGTCGGCGCGGGTGTTCTCCTCGGTCGTGTTGTCGCGACCTTCGGCCTCTGCGGCCTTCAGGATGGAGTCGAGGGCGTCGACGCGCTCCGCCCGGGCCTCCTTGAGTTGTTGGGGTGTTTTCATCTTTTGGGGATGTATTGGGAAAAGTGGGCCCGGCGGATCCGGTCCCGTTGTTTTTGTATGTTGTCGCGGTGGGGCGTTTTCGGGCCTTCTGCGGCGTTTTCTCGTTGCTCCTGGACCTCTGGGTCCTCTGGGCTCGTTTCGTTCGTTCCTGCGGCCTCAAAACTTCGCAGAGCGGCCGAGGCGTCGGAGTAGGCCCCGATCGTCACGACGGAGACGTCGATCAGGCGACCGACGCGGGAGATCGTGCGGGTCTCCATCTCGTCACCTTCGGCCCTGCTCCAGGACTCGCCGCCCTTCGCGATCGTGAAGGCGAAGGACGCCTCCCGAACGATCCCGCGGTCCATCAGTTCCTGAAGGTCGCGGCCGGTGGTCGTGTCTGGGATGGGGAAGGAGTACCGGAGGCCGTAGTCGTCGACGGAGAGTTCCAGGCCCGCGCCCACCTTCGCCAGTGGCCGGAGGTGGTCGTGGTTAAAGAGGGCGACGACTGGATCCTCCAGGCGTCCCTCGAAAGCGGACCGGGCGATCTGCTCCCTGAAGGCCCCGTTCCGGGACTGGATCGTGGTCGGGGAGTTGAACACGGCGGCGTATCCTTCGACGCGACGTTCGTCTCCGACTTGTCGGATTTCGATCGTCTGGGTTTCTGGTGTGAGATATCGGCGTTCGATCTCGTTCATCGTTTCGTGTTTTTGTTCTGGGTCCCGCTCCTCATCCAGGGCGGCGTCGAGACGGCCGCCTGGATCTCTGGGATCGGTCGGATCCTTCCCGTCTTGAGTGACGTTTGTCGGAGTGGAGTCGCCCCCGCTTGGAGACGATCCTCCTCCGTCGGTCAGAGGG